AAAGAAACCGACCTTTAGTTGACAGAAAGTTGTAACGACTCTCGCGCCACCGGCTCGGCTGCGTTGGACTTATTCACAGTAGTGAAATGGGCTCCTTATCGCAGTGGCTAGAGCCGACCTATTAGAAGTGAGTGAAAGATGAATTTAGCGGGTATGCCACTGGCACAAGTAAGTAATGAAAATGTCGCAAACAACGGCTTTTATCCTGAACTGGGCACTGCTGAATTTATCACTGATTATGCTATCGCAACGGAATACGCCAACAACAGCGAGCAGGTTAAACGAACATTAGTACTCGCCATGCTCGATGTTAACCAGGCATTAGCAAAATACCGCTTACGCCATTGGCAGCAGCTTGAAAAATTACAAGAGGTGAGCCTTGAGGAAATTAATGGCGTAAACACATCAATCCTTATGTATCAACGCGCTGTGTATTGTCGCGCTAAAGCCAAGTTATTAATCAGTCGCCTAGGTGAAACGCATCGCGACCAACGGGCCGCGCAGCAAGTAATGGCCAGTGACAATCAAGAATACTGGATAGCAGAAAGTGATACGGCCTTACGTCAAATGATGAAAGCAACGAACTCAGGTGTTGAATTGTTATGAGCCAAAGTAAATTACAGCGTTTAGTGCAGTACCTGGTATCGGCCACTTACAAGGGACGACATTTAGCCAGGGCTGGCGAGTTTGATAGTTGGATTGAAGGTGGACGTATTGAACACGCCAGTAAACGAATAAACGGAACAGGGTTGCTCGCCGCGCGCTTTTATTACAGTGGTGTGATCAGCATTAATCCATGCAATGCCCCTGTTGAATTGATCGCAACTTATGTGAGTTTTTGGTTAATGACAAATGCAGAAAAAGACGACAGCCAAGATGTGGAATTTAGCCTGGATATTAATGACGACAACAGCGCTGACATCGAATTAACAATCGAGCGGTTCGCAGAAGATGTGATGCTCGTTGAAGACATAAACGGGCCGTTTGAATTGGAGTTTCAAGGCGAAACCAAACGTTTTGATTTTGGTGAGCAGAGTCTTTGGATTGCAGCTGCATTTGAATTAGATGCTGAGTTTGTAACGGGGTAGAGCATGCTTAATCTTGGTATCCCCACAGATAATGCGTTAAAGCAATTAGATTTGTTAACGCTTGATGCCAATAAGCGCCGCCGTATTTTACGTGGTGCTGGTCGGCAAGTGAGGCGAGATACCAAAGCCCGATTAAAAGGGCAGCAAAATTTATCCGGTACCCATTGGCAAGGCCGTGCAAACGGCAAAAAGACTCGCATGCTAAAGAAACTTGGTAAAGGCTTACAGGTTCACACCACAGCGAATAATGCGACGGTCACCTTTGGTGATACGCATGCTGGGAAAATAGCCAGAGTGCATCAAGAAGGTATCGACGTAACGGTAAAAGCCAAAACCGCAACGGAGCTACAGCAGCAGAGAGGAACGCTTGATTATAGCGATCCTTCAACGCGTAAACAGGCCAAAGCACTGCGTAAAGAAGGCTATAAAATTAGGAAAAAGCGCGGTAAAGGCTGGAAGACACCAACGCTGAAATGGATGCAAGAAAATTTAACGATGGGACGGGCAGGTCTTATATTGCGCCTCATGCGTGAAAGCGCCCCTAAATCAAGTTGGGAAATAAAAACACCCGCGCGTTCGTTCTTAGGCCAAAACGAAACTGAACAAACACAATTAAAAAACTACATGTTGGACGAGGCATTTCGCCTCCGCTAAAAGGGTAAATATATGGCACAAGGCAAGGTTTCCGTTACCTCGTTAAATACGGGTAGCGGTGCAACAAAAGAAGTTGAACGCGCTGTGTTGTTCATCGGTGTTGGCACACTCAACATTGGCAGCATTGTCGCGGTAAACGCGCAATCGGAATTTGATGAACTTATTTCTGCAGACGATTCAGCACTGAAAACACAACTGCAAGCATGGGTGCGTAATGGGGATGACCTCGTCTCTGGTTGGGCAATTCCGATTAACTCGGGCGATGATGTGTTTGGCTTAATCGATAACGCCATGGACCAAAACATCAGTCCCGAAATTATCGTGATAACAACGGCCATCACAGGTAAATCACAGATTGAAGCCTTTCAGAATAAGGCATTAGAGATACTTGCCAAGCATGCTCGCCGTGTGCGTTTTCTTGTTGCAGCGCCAGGGCTTGTATCTGGGCAAACGTGGTCTGAACATCTTAGCGCATTAACGCCGTTAACAGATGGTGTTGTTGCCGACCGTGTTGCTGTTGTGCCAGGGCTTTATGGTGATGAACTTGGCGCAGTAACAGGTCGATTGTGTAAACGCAGTGTGACCATCGCCGACAGTCCAATGCGGGTGCAAACTGGCGCTATGTCATTACAACCAACACCGATTGATAACAATGGCCAGCCTATTACCAACGCCGTGACTGCAGCGCTCGATGCCGTTCGTTTTAGTTGTGTACAGTTTTATCCTGACTTTGATGGTATCTACTTTGGTGACGTCAATATGCTTGATGCCGAAGGCGGTGACTATCAGCAAATTGAAGCCGGTCGTATCGTCGATAAAGCGGCGCGTCAGGTTCGTATTATTGCTATCTATCAAATTAAGAATCGCCGTTTAAATAATTCACCAACGGGGATCAGCTTTGGCAAACGAGTATTAGGTAAACCACTGCGCGCAATGGCGAAAAGTATCAACATAGGCGCAGATAAATTCCCTGGTGAAATACGCGAGCCGAAAGATGACTCAATCAGTTTAACCTTCATGAACGAACGTCAATTACGGGTGTTGCTCAAAGTGCAGCCAATTGACTCTCCGAGTGAAATTCTTGTCGGCATCATGCTAGATAAGGCCGAATAAGGAGCAAAACATGTCAGTAAAAGCATTGGGCGGTAAAGACTTTGATATTTTCATTGGTGACAAAATGGTGCATGTCATCGAAGCCAGCGTAAAAATCACCGATGGCCGTAAAGCCAAAAAAGTACGTGGTATTACCAAAGGCTATATCGACGGTCCGGTTGACGCTGAAGTCACGATTAAATTAGATCATGAAAACTTTCTTATTCTGCAGGATGTAGCGAAAACGGCGGGCAGCTGGAAAGGCATCGAACCTTTTGATATTTCGTTCTTAGCGGAAGTTGCCGCCGGCACTAAGAATATTGAAGCCTTTGGTGTACTGCCGCAGTTAGACGAGATCTTGAATATCAAAGCAGAAGGTGGTGAAGAAGATACCACCACGATTAAAGGGCCTGTGACGTCGACTGATTTTATCAAAATTAACGGCATTCCTTATCTGACTGCAGAAGAAGTGAGAGACCTGTAATGGCAGCAATGAAAAACCTCACTGCAAGTAGTTTGCTTAAAGCGATGCAGGCCAAGCAGTACAAAGTATTTGAAGGTGAGTTAAACCTTAACTTGATTGGCGTTCGTCACACTAATACCAAGGCAAACAGCTTTAACGACGTGCTTTGTGTCCTGTATCAGCAAGACGGTAAATGGCAGCTCGTCAGTTTTAAATGCACCACAGATGCAGGCACTTATTATCGTGAGAATCCCTGCAATCTGGATGGCACTGCAGTATTGGCCGCTATGCAGCATCGCAGTTTATGGACCTTTGGTTATCACCAGGGAAAATACCCTGCGTTAGTGCAGCATAAACCCGTCACTGTTTATAGAGACAACAACAATGATGATCAACTCGATTGTGAGAGTCATTTACAACGTGGTTATTTTGGTATTAATTGCCATCGAGCGAGTGCAAATCATGAGTCAAAGCAAGTCGACAAGTGGTCTGCAGGTTGCCAAGTATTAGCTAACCCGAATGATTTTAATAAGCTGATGGCCCTTTGCCATCAAAGCAGTCAGCAATGGGGCAGTACTTTTACGTACACCTTATTAAACCAAATAGAATTAAACCAAGCTGATTTAAACCCAAATAAAGAGTGAGAATGACCATGGCGTTAGAGCAAAAGATCATCCTAGAAGTGAATGACATTGAACTGAGTTTCAATGTAAACGTAACGGCTTACAACAAATTTTTAAACCAAAGTAACCAGGTTAATAAAATTCAGCCCGCGACCAACTTCTTAATGACGGTGGTTGATAACGAGTGCAAATCAACATTGAAAGAAATGTTAGCCCTGCCGGGTGCCGCGCTGCATTTAGTCGGCAGTGTAGTTGAAGAGTATCAACCGGAATTCAACATTACCGTAAAAAAATAGAACAGCGAGCAAAAGAGATAAGCAGAAACCGCTTAGATCAGTTGCTCGCCTATCAGCA